CTATTAGTTCTATAAATTTCGTTGCTTACGCCACCTATTGTAACTTTACTATAAGGAGATCCAAACTGACTACTGCTTTGAAACATGCTGTTCATAATAGTTAAAAAGTTTTTGTAACTGTTGGGATCAGTTGTGTCATCAAACTGCACTGATATGTTTGCTAAACTATTACCATTTGCATCAAACACAGGTTCGTTTGTTCTCACACTGTCTATCTTTAAAAATCCGTTGGCAACAACATTTCTAGTAGGTGTATATCCTAAGAAGTCAGCAATACGTAAGGCGCTTTCTCTGCGTTCTGCTGTGCTTAGATAATTTTCTCTGCTGGCTAAGTCTGCTCTGTATGCTAAGTTATGACCTAAGAAAGCCATAAGTTCTAACAAACTTACAAATTCACTTGAGTTGATCCAGTCATTAAAGTTTTCTGGATAGTTGTTGTTAATATAATCAACCATAGCGTTACGAATAGTTTCAAAGTCATAAGCCTGAAAATTAGCTTCACTAAAACTTTCGTACACTACGCTGAAATCTTCAGCAGCAAATAAACTGCTCTGTCTTGCGCCTTGTGCCATTATTCTTCACCTACATATGTTAACAACAGTTCTTCTGCTGTTCCTGTATCAATATATTCCATTCTCACACGCACTTCTAGTGTATGCTCGGTGGGCTTGTTCAATAGTGTTTCTATAACTTTCCATCTAGGATCGTTGGTCACTATTCTGTTCACATCGTCTAGTGCTTCTGCTTCTGTTGTATAATCCAGTGGTTCAAACACCAACTCGGGTAGTATGCTACCAAATGTTGGATTCATTACACGTTCGCCTCTGCGAGTGTAAAAATGATTCATCAAGTCACGTTTTGCAATATCAACATCTTCCAATGTTTTACTGCCTGTGACTGTGTCTATTGTGCTATATCCGATGTATGTTGCCATACTAATATTTATGGCAAAATTAACTGCTACTTTTTATATTTTGATCTGAGTACGTATAATATCGCCATTTGTCATGTTTTTTGTGATAGTAACAACTAAATCACTCACTGTAAAATCAAATAAGTGATCTAGTATCTCTCCGTTGAGTCTTACTTCTAGTTTTTCAATTGGATCCATGCTAAAATTAGTATCCATAGTAAAGGTGTTAGTTCCGCTGTATGTGAATGTTTGATTGACAAGGGTTTTATTGTAGCGTTTGGCAATGTCTCGTTTAATACTTTCAGGAGTAAATGGTAAAAACTTCAGTGTCTCTGCATAGTATGCAAATCTTGCACGTTTGAGTTGTGCGTCAGTCAGCAAGTTCTTTTCATTCTGATCTCTCATGTAGTATATGCCGTTGGTGCGCATCCAAGATCTGTTTTTATTGTTTCCGTAGTCTGCAAGCCTCAATACACTAGCACAACGCATACACTTTTCTTTGTTTAAAACACTTCTCGACATCATGTTTGCTACTGTATCTGTGTCTTTTGTTACAATTGCGTTGGTCATGTTGTACTGACCTTCAGTAGCATTGCTGTAAAATAAATTGCCTGTTGTCCAGTTGAACAACACAAGCGCATCATACATTGTTTGGCTCATTTGCACAATATTTTTAGAAATCAATTGTTTTTTTACAATTTTTTGATATCTATTAAATTCACTGTCCCAAATATCATATGCTTGTTGTTCAGTTACACCATCACTGGTTGAACTTTCTCCGTAACCTGTGCCAACATATCCGTTGTATCTACTAAAATTAAGTGCAGTAAGTTTACAATCGTCACTTGCAGTCAAATCTGACAATAGCAACTGAGTATTGTACAATGATGTATTTTGTACAATAAAATCTTCCCATACAATTTGAAACTTTCTATCAACTTGTTCAAGTGCCATTAAAAAGGTCTCCCTTTTCTAGGATTAACATTAAGTTCTTCAGGTGTAGCACTTCTGAGAGTACCGTATACTTGATTATCTTGTGTCGTACCAAATCTCAGTTCTTCCTCAGCAACTAATGCTCCTACAGCTACTCCTACATTTTCAGAATCTTCGTCATCTAAATTAGGAGTAGTGCCTGGAGGTGCATAAGATGGATATTTTGCATTACTGTCAAAACCATCGTCTGTTACTCCAGAACCAGATCTACGTCCAACTCGATTGCTAGAATCTTTATTAGTATTATTAATGTTACTGAGATCTATGTCAACACCTTTAAGGTCTAGATTAGTACTTGCACAACTTGCAATAGGAGTCTGTTGTTCGGCATGCCCTCCCCAAGGTTCAGCTTCTGGAACTCTGCTAGTAATACTTTGCTTTACTGTTTTGTTGACTGTAATGTTGTTGTTTGTGGTCTTTGTTGCCGCCGTTGCAGCAGGACCATTTAAGTCTATCAATGGAGCAGTTGTTCTACTTGTGCCTTTGGCAACTAGATGATGATTTAAGTCTGTGGTGAATTTAATATCTTTAGCACTGTGTAAATTAAACTCACCTGTAACAGTTTCAAATTTTGTTCCACAATCGCCTCTGGATTTAATATTCACACACTCGGCATCTAAATTAAAATCGCCGCCTACATGCAAGTTAAAGTCTGTTTCAGTGTGCATACTAATATCACCCTGGCTGTAGATATCAATTTTACCATCACTGCTTAGTTGTACCCAACTGTTGCCTGCTTGATTAATTACGTAAACAATACCAGCAGTATCATTGAACAACATTTGAGCGCCGCCAGCACTGCGCAGTCTCACTAAATTACTATTACCTGCTTGTCTATTAGGGTCAGGACTTAAACTTCTTTCACTTTTACTTACTGTACCATCATCAAGTACCAAACTGTGACCGCTAGGAGTGTTAAACCCAAATACATTACTAGGTGATTCTCTTCTAGCACTGCTACTGCTGAGTCCTCGAACACTGTCTAGCTGTAGTCCTTGTTTTCCTAATGCACCAGCAAGAGGATGTCTAGGTCTAGTGTTCTTTTCTTGCCTCTTGCCTACGCCTTGGTCAAATGTAGGAGCAACTGAATTGTCTTCGCCTTGTACAAAACCAGCAGCATTGTCAGGATAACTGCTGTTTCTTCCTGTATCTGCTAGAATTCCAAGTATAATGCCTTCTTGATTTTCTGTTGTAAATGCAACTATAACTTCTGTTCCAGGAGCAGGCGGGTGTGTACTCATACCATAGCTTCTTGTGTGATCTGTGGCTTGATAGCTACCGCCATAAGGCATGGCTCGTCTACATCTGACATAATTTTTTCTATCTTCAGGATTGCCAGTAGTGCTAGACAGTTGTTGTTGTCCTATAATTTCAACATAACAATAACCCTCATATCTATCATCTACAATTTCGATAACTTTTCCAATATACAATCCTTCAAAATTGCTAAAGCCTGAAACATTACCTTTATTTTTGTAATTGTCAGGAACTCTTTGGGCAAATGTGTTTAATCCACTTCTTCTCATGTTTTTATCCTATAAAAATATCTCGTAACCAAGGCGGTGCATTTCTTGCTCTATATGTGCCATTGTCTAGTTGTCCTCCCCAGTATCCTGGAGCTCCTTGTCCTACACTATCAGCTATATCAATGTGAAATGTGTTGTCTCCCATGTAGCCATTTCCTGCTCCTATACCTGTAGCACCGTAACGTTTGGTTTGCGCTATAAAGTTTTGTATGATAGGAACATCTGCTGGATTGTCTAAACTTAATCTTCTTCCTGTGCTATCTCTGAGTGCTACATCTGCTGCCATTCCGTTGTTGTGTCTAGAACTTCCTGTAAAGCCTGTGCTACTATCTTGTCCACCACTGCGAACATCAACATTTACGCCAGCGGCAGCGCCGGCGTTAGCTAGTATAGATTTTAGTTCAGGATCGATAGGTAATGTTCTTGTTGCGGCTACACTTGATTGACTTTCTGTAACTACACCTGTGCCGTCAGCACTAGCTGGCGGAGCTGTTTCATCTCCGGTTGTATCGTCGCCTGCACCAAAATCAGCTTCTGGAGGTTCTTCTGCATCTGCTTCGGCTGCAAAACGCTCAGCTTGTGTTCTTGTGTCTTGTTCTTCAATAAGTCCTGTAGTAAGAATATCATATGTTAGCCCAATATTAGTGTTTGTATCTCTGAATGCATCCAGTGTCATTGTAAATTGACCATCACTGTAACTAGCATCAACTCTGGTAACACGATACAGTCCAATTATTCCAAAGTTTTGTTCACTGATATCCATTAATCCTGATTGGTGATCAGGATACGTTGGAAAATTTAGATTTAAAAAATAGTTACAGCCGCCGCGGGTATATTGTGCTCCGTCCAGTCTCGATTCAGATCCCTTAGGTCTGCCTAGCCAATAAGGATCTCCCCTAACTTGTATTTGTTGTTGAACCAAGTCACTTAAACTGTTTAAATTTAGTTCAACTGCACCCAACATTGCAGCACCTGCGGTATCCCCATCATCAGGTCCTACAGTAGCATTGCTTGTGACAGGGCCTGTGTCGAACACCGTGGGCATGTCTTCGCCTTTTTGCTCAAATGCTTTATTATTTTTTCTAACTTCACTTTGTGTTATGTATCTTCTTGCAACAGGCGGTAATCTAGATCCTTTAATATCTTGATTAAGTATTTTTTCCAACTCAGTTGCACTTATCAAAGCTAAACTTAATTCTTCTTCTTTCTTTTGTATTTG